TTGGGGAGCAGTGTCGTCGATTTTCACTTGATGGGGGGAGTGATGCGCGGAACGAATCTTTCCACAGACGCGATCTCTGAAGGATTGTCGATGTCGCAAGTATAGTCGTTGATGTGAACGTAACTGTTATAGTCAATCCAGTTAACGTCCGAGTTGACTCCTCTGCATATTACGTTCCACGTTTCCCATGCTATCGGTTCTCTGTTGAAGCGTCCCCAACTGTGAAGGTCTTTCACTTCTTGTACTGCTCTGCGTAAGTGTTCGGTGTCCCATACCTTGAACCCGAACGGTTCTATCCACGGTTTAGGATACTGCGGCGGGAACGGTGGTGCGCTACCGAAGAGCATGATGTCCGTGCCTTGATAGTCCCGAATCGTCTTGATTGCTTTTACGGAATAGATCACATCGCCGAACAGGTATGTGGTCGGTTCGTCTGTTGGGTAGAAGCACTCGCACCAATAGCCGGTACACTCGTTGTACTTTGCTGATGAGTAGTTGTTCTCATGATGCAGGACTGGTACACCGAGGTTCTCGAACGCAGGATTGTTCGAGCTTATGCTGATGTCTTCTATCCCCGCTTCTCTGAGCAGTCGGATCGTTCGGGCAATGATTGGTTCACCGTGTATTTTGAGCAGTTGCTTCGGTGTTTCCCAATGTGGGTAATTGCCTCCCGCCATTACGATGTACTTCATACCGTTATTACCCTTCCGAGTTCGTCGATGTCGTAGCGTCGTTCTCTTCCTTTGTGCACGTCTGCGTGACAGTCTCTACAGAGAAGCATCAGATTGTCCCATGAGAGCGTTATGCTCGGGTCGGTCATGTTCATGGGTGTTATGTGCTTCTTATGGTGCACGATCTCCCCCGCTTTGTATATGCCTTTTGATAAGCATCTTTCGCACAGTCCCCCGACGCTCTTTGTGTACGCCTTGCGTGTCTCCTGCCAAGCTGTCGTGCCGTAGAACTGTGCTGTGCTGTAACTCATGACAGCCCCTCCGCTCTGTCAATTTTCCCGCCGCATTGAGCATCCCGCTTTCGCATCCCGCTCGTTGCAGTTCACCTTTACACCGCAAGGAGGCAAACGGTGTCGATTGAGTGACGGTTGTAAATCCCGCCAAAGGAGAAAAAACGGGAAAACTGAGCCGTCGCAGTTTGTTGCCCGGAAAGGAAGTAAGGAGATGAAGAAAGAAGAGCGGGTCGCCCGTTACCCGCTCTTCCATGTTAGTATTTTACTACAGAACACAGTGACATTACCACACCATGTTTTCTTGTGATCGTGTCACCTTCCGGGGAAATTCCCCACTGCCTAAGAACCACGTCTCGGGTTCGGCATCGTCTCCCCGCTCCTTTGCTCGCCGTGCTCTGACCTTGTTCGCCCGCCGTTTTGCAACAACAGGATTCCACCCGCATTCACTGCACTTCGAGTATGTGTCACAGGTGACGGTGTTCCCTCCATCGCTGTTCTTTGTGAACTTGCAGAGTCCTTTGAGGTTCTTGTTATGTCTGACGTACTCGGCTTCATTCCAAGGCATTTATGATCCCTCCCATCTCTACCAGTGCCCAACCGTGAAGCCGCTTCACATGACGGTCTGAAAGGTGCATCTCCTCTGCGATGTCGTCGAAGGTCTTGCCCTCGATGTACTTCTTCATGAGGATACGTCTGTATGTGAGCTTTTCGCTTTTGCTTATGGCCGTCAGTATCTCGACCTTTATCGCCATGCGCTTGTCTATCAGCCGGTCGTAAGTGTCTATAAGTTCGAGCAGATGGTCGTACTTGTGCGGGTCTTTCGTGCTCTGAATGATGTCCCCGGAAAGACTCTGCGTCACGTTGGTCAGTCGTTCCCATTCTTCCCGTCGTTGGTTTCTGATCTCTTCTATCTCCACGTCCATCTTCAAGGCGCGGGACAGCCATTGTTTCGTAGTCATTCTTCTACCTCGATACTGGCAACGAGGTTCAGATACAGAACGGCATCGTCCTCGTTCAGCTTGTTCAGTTCTTTCGTCTGTACTACCTCCATGACCGCGAGGAGTGCGGTCTTCACATCGTCGTATTTGTCAACGAGGTTCCGCACGTCGCGGACAGCCGCTTTGACTGCCCGCTCTATTCGTGCTCCGTATAAGTCTACGATCATGCGTACCTCCGATAAGACTGTTCTACCTGTTCGCTGTTTTGGTAGACATAGCCCATAGTCGTGTCGAGCTTCTCATGCCCGAGGACGTGCGCTACATCCTGCACCGGCATTCCGTGGTTGATCAGATTTGTTGCGAGTGTCCTTCTGAAACGGTGCGGGTGGACATTCTCGACTCCCGCCTCCTTCGCAATTTCTCTGAGTCGCTTTCTAATCCCGCCGGGTTGGATTCTTTCGCCGTGCCGGTTGATGAACAGAGCGGGATTGTAGTCCGTTCGCGTCTTGAGATATTCCGTCAGTCGCAGGATACACTCGTCATCCATGAACAAGATTCTCTCTTTGTTCCCTTTACCGAGAATCGTCAGACGCTTCTGAGCGATGTTCAGAGCGTCCCTGTTCGCGCCGGTGGCCTCGGATATCCTGCAACCCGTAGAGCGCAAGAGAGCGATTATAGCGCGGTCTCGCGGGGTGTGAACGTGGTCTTGGATTCGGCAAACATCGATGTCTTCATACGGAAGTTTGACTTCTTTCTTCACCTTCACCGGCGCGAGGTTGTTGCACGGGTTCTTGTCTATGATCTCTTCCCGCTTCAACCAACCGTAGAAGTTGCAAAAGATACTGCGGGATGTTTCGAGCGATGATGCTTTAATCCCCCGCTCCATCTCACTGGAGATAAACGCCCGCAACTTAAAGACGGTCATGTGATTCAGTGCGCCCGCGCCTTCGTGCAGTCTGCGGAGGGTTCTGCCGTACTGATCAAGCGTGTTCTCTGATTTCCCCTCTGACCTCTTCGCGTCGATGAACAGCTTTATCATGCTCTCGGATTCGTCCACTCCGTCCGCTTCGTCTGTGCGTTCGACGGTGTACCGCTCAAGCGTTTCGCCGATGGTGTCAGCGATCCGGGAGACCGTTGCAGTCGGAATGTATTCGCCGAGTGCTTTTGTGATCTCCTCGACTAATAGTTTCTTATCAAGTACTGACATCGTGCCCTCCCTTCGGTGGAGTTGGTAGTGGCATCCAGTGGGTTACGATCCCGTTTCCTCCGAATCCGCCCCATCCGTGTTCGATGCCTTTTGCCTTGCCCCAGTATTCGCCGAGCGATACCTCTTGACTGCCGTCCGGGTACTCCAAGCAGATAAGGACTTGTGACCCTCCGCGTGGCAACCTCTCGGTGCACGGAACCCAGTCATACCCGATCGCGTCAGCGGCCTTGCTCATGAGCATCGCCCACGTCGGAGCATGGCCCATCTTTGCCGCCTCGCTCGCCGTTCTGAGCGCGGAGATCAGTTCTTTATTAGTCATCTTCTTTCTCCTCGAAATCTTCGCAGGCTTTTGCAGTATCCTTTGTTGTACCGCCCTTGGCACAGTCTCCCCAACTGCTCATCATGTAGAGCGGAGCGGGTGTGTAGTGCTTGCACTCGTAGCACCTGTGTTCGTCCTTTACGGGGCAGATGTCGCATGATCCCGGACAGGGATACCCATCACATTTGAGGTCATCGTATGCCCACAGTGATACGCTCATTCGTCCCGCCTCCATGCGATCAGAGCACAGACCGCGACTATCAGCATCATCGGAAGGTCAAACAACCGAATCACCGTCCATTCGTGCGCCGCACCACGGGCAGAAGCGATACCGGCAACCCTTGCTGAAATACTTGGGCACGGGGTAGTATGCTTTCTCTCCGCACTCGGAACATCTGTATGTCCACGATCTCGGGCGGTCGTTGTCCCGTTCCCAATGTCCTGTTTTGTTCTCGTTCATCTTATTCCTCCCGGTCATGCCTTGACCCAACAACAACGCAGACGATCATGAAGATCGCAATAAAAGCGCAGATAAACCCGATTACTTCAAACACGATATCTTTCCTCCATTGGTACAAAGTATTCTCCGCAGATTTGACGGAGTTTCCTGTCGAGTACTTGCCAAGAGTAGTCTTGATCCTTGGTGTCGTTGTTTACGAGGTCGTAGAACTCCCCGTAGTTCTCGGAAACTGCCTCCATGATGTTCTTGATGCGCTCCGGGCCAAACCCGCACACCTCGTTTAGAGCGATCGCGGTGCAGTCCATCATCAACTGCCGGGTGAATCGTAGCGTCGAGACTTCTACCTCTTCGAGTTCCCGCCGATGCCGCGCCTCTATCTTGGCAAGGAAACCACTCTGCTTCACTTGCCGACCTCCTTCAGATGGTCAATGAACGATTTGCTCTCGTCCCGCTCCACCTTGTCGTTCGTGACCTTTATCTCCTGCGGGATCGGTGCGACTTCTTCGTCTTCGTCCGTGACCATGTTCTCCATGAGCGTACCCACGGAGCCGACGATCAGAGCGACCATGATGACCGCATCTACCGCGAACACAAACGCCGGGATGTTGGTCGAGTAGGTCAGTCGGAGACCGACCATCATTACGAGGAAGGACATCGCCATGCCCATTCCGAAAGCTATGATGAATTTCTTCATTTTTCCTCCTTTTCGAGTTCCCATGCCCGGTATAGGTCTATCCAGTCCTTGAGCGGCTGAATGACCACCCACTCGGCATTGTTCTTCCTGTGTACGACTATCGGCATCTCTTCCCCCGCGTCGCCCTTGCTCTGAGCCAAGGCTCCGTAGAGGTCGAGACGTTCGGTGCGCTTCACTTCGATGTGCACCCCGGCCAGTCCCACCACATCGGGAGAATCTGATCCCCCGTGGTACTGCTGACCCCTTCGGGCATCGTACCCGTATTCCCGGAGGAGGGATGCGACCTCCCTCTCTCCGCGCTTTCCTTTTTCCCGTGACGTTTTGCTCATTCTTCTACCCCGAGCATCTTTGCCAGTTTGTCGAGATCATCGTCGATAGGCTCCGCGTATGTTTGGTCGTACTGCGTCTTCATCGGCGGGCCGTTCTTCTGTGCTGTCTGCTTCGGTGCGTCCTCTTTCAGCGGGAAGACACCTTGCCAACCGCGCTTTATGGACTGGTTGATGATGGCGATCTGAGTCTCCATGTCGTTCGGTGCGAGCCGCTCCAAATCCAGTCGGATCAATTCCTGTCCTCGATCGGTAAGCGGTTTCTTCATGGCCTTGCGATGCTTCACAAAATCATCCATCGCCCTATCTATAGGACTACTGTTCTTTATCTCTATCTCTTTATCTCTTATCTCTTTATCTCTTATCTCTTTATCTCTAATATCTTTATCTCTAATATCTTTATCTCTAATATCTGTGTGGACATTTTCGTGGACATCGGTGTGGACATTGTCCACAGTAAGCAAGGGAACGTTCTGCCGTTGTATGCGCTTCTGATCTGCGTAGTCTGTTGCGCTACCGACCAAATTCTCGTGATCGGTGAGGCAGAGCACTCCGTCCTTGTCAACGTAGATAAGACCTAAAGCCTTGTAGAGATTGAGAGCTACCCGGACGGTATCTATCGAGAACCATTTGCAGTCCCGCTGAATCTTGGCTTCATCGTATGGGATGATGACCTCCCCGATGTGCCGCTCCAGTTTCCCGCCCGTGTTGATGGTCTTGAGACAGAGCATCTGATAGAGGACAACATAGTTCGCCCCGTCGGGTTGCCCCATGAGGAAGTCCACCGCATCAGATGTCATGAACGTGTCCTTGAGCTTTATCCAGTAATACCGTTTCCCTGTTGCCATAGATCAGAACGGGAGGTCGGCATCTTCGTCGATGTCAATGAAGTCGGCTTTTGCCTCCTTGGGCTTGCCGAGCGGGAACCCCCACCGTTCTACGATCACGGAGGTCGTGTAGACCTTATGCCCGTCCCGCTCGTATGAGGTGGTGTTCAGCCGTCCCCAAATCAGAATCGGGTCGCCCTTGTGAAAGTACTTGGCGATGCTCTCGGCGTTCTTTTCCCATGCGGAGACGTTGTGGAACTCTGAAATGTCCTTTGTCTCCTGCGTGGCCACCGTGAACCGGCATACGGCCTTGTTGCTGTTCGTCTGACGGAGTTCCGGGTCTCTCGCGATCCTGCCGTGAAGAAACACTTGGTTATTGGTACTCATGCGTTCGCCTCCTTGAAAACGCAGTATTCGCCGATGAAGTCAGCAGAAACTGTTCCTGCAAGTTGAAGTGTTTCGCCATCGCTTTTGAAAACACTTATCTCGGACGCAGTTTCGGACGCTGATGGGTCGTAATATCGGTCTCGATATAACATTAGTGCCGTGTCAATGAAGTTCAGATAACCGCTTGGGTAACGGATGTCACTCGGTCGCGGTCTCTTATCCTTACGCTTTTCTACGCGGCGAGATACTTGACTACACAGGACAAATGTCAGACCAGTTTCTTTCGCTATGCTTGAGAGCACCTTAATCCCCATGAGGTTCTCAGTCTCTTCTATCAGTTGAATATAATCAACGAAGATGACATCTTGATTCGCGTCCCAATCCCCACTGCGGATAAGGTTCATAATGTCGCCCGCGTTGATGATTTCCGAACTTGCGGAAAGAAAACCCACTGCCTCTTTATCTTGAATAGGCATCTCCGCAACACCCCCGAATTTACCGAGGGCTATTCTCACGAAACGATCGCAAAGATAGTCGTTGGTTGTCTCAAGGGACAAATACATGGCGTGGCATCCGTTCGTCCACATATTCAGAGCAATATTCTGTGCGAGCGCGGACTTGCCCATACCCGCTCGGGAGGCAATGATGTTAAGCGATCCGGGTTGGAACCCTCCACCGAGAAGGTAGTCGATTCCTTCGTATCCTGTGCTGTAATACTTAATGATTTCGTCCATTTCTTTACTCCTTGTGATAGATCAGTTTTTTCTCATCCCAATCGGGATACTGAGATTGAAGGTATTCTCTGAAGAACTCCCTCATGCCTTCCCGCTCCATCGTGCGTCCGTTATCGTATCGGTCATGACATTTGCGGCAGAGCGTGAGGATGTTCTCGGGTATTCCTAAACCTCCTTTTGAGCGCGGTATGTAATGCGCTTCGGGATTTCCGGGGCGGCGGCAGTAAACACATAGCCCTCCGTCCCGTGCGAATACGGTGCGCTTGGTGGTGTCTGAGATGGCGAGAGCTTTTGCCCGTTTCGATGAGCGGTAGTTCATGCCTTCGACCACTCCCGTTCGATTTGCTCCCGGAGCACGTCAATCTGACGCTTGTAGACATTTATCGCCTCTTGTGCGTTCTCGTACACCACTTCGGCGCAGTCCCGCTCAAACTTGAGCATGGCAACGTCCTTGTCGCCTCGGGCGAGGTCACCGATCAGAGTTGCCGGGAATTTCTGATCACGGAGTTCGAGCATCTTCTCGGCCAGTTTCACGCGGTAGGTCTTCTCCGCTTCAGCCGCCGCACGTCCCCGCGTCTTACACTCTTTGAGGGCGACTTCGAGCATCTCTGCCCGCCGCCACACCTCTGAGATCGGGTCAACCATTGCGCTGACACTCCATGCAGAGCGGTCTGCCGTATTTCTTTACGGAGTAGTCGTGCACCTTCTCGGAGATTTCTTTGCCGCACTCCGCACAGGTCGGAACAAATGGTTCCTGCTCGAATCCCTTTGCGGGTTTCGGGGCTTCGACGGGTGCGGTGTTGCCGGTGAAGATGTAGACCGTCTCGCCCTTGACTTCGATTCGGAGATGGCAGATTTTGTTGTTCGCGTCGTAAGCGATGTCGGCAACGTCGAACTTATCGTTGCATTTCCCGCTGACAATCCTGCACTTCCCCGCCGGGACGAAGATAAATGGAGCAGAGTACAGTTCCCGTCCAAGTCCCCATTTGAACCCGGCTCGTTTGAAAGCGTCAGATGCGCGGCCCTTCTCCGCTTCGGTGTTCGACTCGGTTCCCGCGTCCCATTTCCAAACCCACTCGCGTAGATTGCTTATGATTCCCGCTTGGGACATTGTGATGTCTTCAAAATAGATACCGATCCCGCCGTACAGGACACCGTCTATTATCTGAAAGTCGTTTTTCCATCTCCCGGGGCCGAAGGTCTCGTCGAGCAGATCGGCATCGGTTCTCGCGGTCTTGTAGAGGAGCAGGACAACGCCCTTATCGGTGACGCGGGAGACCCGGCACTCTATCTCTTCCGCTCTGAGGTTTCTGAAAAGATTCATGTTCCCACCTCGTACTCGTAGGCGCAAAACTGGTGTCCGTTATACTCAGCGAACAGGTAGTACCCGTCTGCGTCCCGCTCAGATGTGCGGTAGTCCTTGAAGAGTTCCTTAAAGACTTTGGAGTAAAGCTGAATCCCCATGCCGGTGAACCCAATCACCCCCGAGTGTTCGAGGGACTTGATAGTGTCTTCGAGATCACATGCGATGTCGAGGACACTCTTCTCGGTCGGTTTTTCGTGTTTTCCCATTGTTACCTCCTTGCTTTCAGAATGTCAGTGTGATATCCTCGGAGGGAAAGATGTCCTCATATCTTTCACCCTCTTCGAGCCGTCCTGTGTTGGTAGCGCAGGACGGTTCTGCTATTAATTCGTACTCCGCATATCGGACTTTCTTCCCGTACCCGTTGGTATAGGAGATGTAGTGTGTCTTGATGATGTAGCCGCGCTTGCGGAGGTCATTGATCCGCGAGGCCAACCGGTGAATGTGGTACCGTTCCCGCGCCTCTTCATCTGTGATGTTGCCGATGTACTTTAGGTGAATGAGCACCTCATCGACCTGTAATACTTTGCTCACTTCCTGTGCGCTCCCTTCCTGCGCTTCAGAACGCCGATGATGAGGAACGTGTCTGCTTCGTGTTTGCCCCGGTTGGCCTTGTGCGCGGCCTTCAGTGCTTCGACACGTTCGAGGTTGAACGCGAGATAGTCCTCACATTGATCGTGACAGACTAGCCTGCGATGCGGGCAGTTGTGACAAGGACTATGCACTTTGAAATCTCCTTTCCGTCTACGGCATAAGCCGCTTTGATTGCCCGGATTAACGGGTCTCGTAGTTGATGATGATCTCCATCGGAACCTTCAGAATTTGCGACAGTTTCATTGCGGTCTCGATCGTCATCTTCTGCTGTCTGCGTCCGTTCTCTATGGACTGGTAGTAGATGTCGCTGATTTCCATTCTCTCGGCCATCTGAGAGCAAGTCAGTCCCGCCTCCTTCCGTGCCTGTTTCATCCATTCTCGTTTCATTAATTCACCTCCTCTCATGTCCATGTTGACCACTGCGGTTCCCCGTTTGGGAGAAGCAAGGGAGCACCGTGTCCGTTTGTTGGGACGTATCGGGTCTGAATGCGGTACTCCGCGTCCGGGTGCTCATATTTGAGCCGGTTAAGTGCTCCATTGAGTTCTTTGCGGGAGCGGGTGCGGTAGACCTCTGATCCACCGCAGTTGACCCTCCACTCAAATATACGGCCTTGGTATTTCACGCCGTCACGCCCCGCTTCTTATCCTGCTCGTCCAACTGAGCCTTGAGTTCGTCGTGGAGTTTGCTCCACTTGTCGCCACCGTCCGACAACTCCGCGAGCATCGTGCAGGCGATCAGAAGATTGCACAGGTCGCGGCGTTTGATTTTCGCGGTGTAGGTGTACTCGTTCGGGATCATGTTTCCTCCTTTGCCGGGGATATACCGCCCCGGCTCGGTGTGGTGTCTTACCAGTTGAGTACCAGTTCTCCGTACCCTGTGCCGCCTCTGCGAGCACCACGGTCGATTTCCATGTTGATGTAGTCTTGATACAGTTTGCGGGTTTTCTCCGGGATCGTGATGCCGTATGCCTTTGCCCGTTCGATCGCCCATACGGTCGCATGGTACTCAGACTCGGCCCGGCGCATCTTCGAGGTGTTGTTCACGATGTGCCCGACTTCGTGGAGCAAGTCAAACGTAGCCTGTGCGCTGTTCTTCTGTTTCCACTTGCAGACCCGTCTCTGCTTCGGATGGGCGTGCATCCTCGACCAATCGCCGTCTTTGCACTTCGTGCCGTCGCAAAGGTCAATGCGGTACTTCTCGATCACATCGTTCTGAATTTCGATGTAATTCATGGTTGCCTCCTTTCAGCCCCTCGCGCTTCTTCCTCGGAGACTTGGGACTCCGCATCGGTGGTTTAGCTGTGCGGGGTTTAACCGCCCCGCTCGGTATTCTTTTTTAGTACCCCCACTTGGTGAGGCGTTTGCTGATCGTGTTCTTGATGAAGTCCGTACCGGCGAACTTGAGGTGTCTGTTCGTTCCCGTGTCGGCGTAGCTCATCACCTCGTCGTACATGAACTCAACAAGTTCGTCGTGGGGCTGTGAGAGGAACTCTTTCGCTTCTTTGTACTCGTCCTCTTCCTCGGTGAAGTCCAACAGGGAGTTTTCGTATCCTCCGATGAACTCGGACATAACCTTGCAAATGTAGCGGTAAGCTGTCGTTTCGTGGGCGTTCATTGTATTTCCTCCTTTTATAGTCCGTACTCTTCTTTGAGGTCTCTTACCCAAGAGTCGCGGTCTTTCTTGTTCCCGCAGTAGATCGCGTCGCCTACTTGGTACCCGTCCTTGTTCTTGAGTTGAATGATGTGGTTCCGGGAGTGTCTGTCGTACCACGCGTCTATCTCGGTTACTTTGGTGTCGAACTCCTTGACCTCTTCGACCATCAGCGTGAGTGTCATTGTTTTGCCTCCTTTGCCCTCGTAACCTCCGGGGCGGGATGTTGGTCAGATGTTGTCGCGCTTCTCGAAGAGTTTGCTGAGGGTTTCGGAGTCCTGCTTGGTCTCGATCGCGTTGTCGATAATCGCTTGGTAGATCGCTTTCTTCCACTCGTTGATTACCTCGAAGAGTTCGGCGGTGAAGTCGTTGTTCTCGGCATTAATCATCGTATTAAGGAATGTCACCATGCAGTCGGTATATCCAAGGGCCGCCGCTCCGATGCGCTTCGCTTTCTCGAAGTTCTCTTCGGTCTTGATACTGTTCTTGTACTCGCCGATTCTCTCAGCCGCTTCAGCGATGAACTTGATGGTGTTGAGTGATTTCATTTTGTGTTCCCCTTCCTTTTCGGTTCGTGTCGGTTACTCTTACGTTCTGTACACATATTACCACAAACAGTACGAATTGCAAGGGTTAATTACAAAAATGTCACTATTTGTGAGGGTTTGTCATTTTCTTCTTTACATTACGCATAGTATCGTGTATACTCCTATACAGGAGGCGAAGAGAAATGCTTGAAAATATGCGAAATGTAAGAAGAGCCAAGGGTCTGACGATGCGGGAACTCGGTGAGCGGGTAGGCGTTGCGGAAGTGACGATATCCTCTTATGAGAACGGAAGACGGGAACCGCCGCTCGATGTGCTCTGTAAGATCGCGGATGAACTCGATGTGTCGCTCGATATGCTTGTACGGGGAAAAGAAAAAGACCGTCCCGAAGGACGGTCGTTGGAGTCTCTATTGAAAGAGTATCGGTCTAAGACCGAGGAGGAGTTGCAGTATTTCCAAGTAATGTTGCAAGCCGTAATAGCAGAGAAACGATTTCAAGACCATCTGAATCAAGACGGGAAATGAGTGCTATAAATTCTTCTTCTGTCATGTTCATCACCTCACCGTCAGTATACGGGCATCGGTGTCCGTTTTTCCGTACATGGTAGCTTATTAAGCGAATTTTAATTAAATCCCGAAACGGGCAAATAATTAAAGAAAACGGGCATATTTTTTAATTAAACAGCGATTTTTGCGAAATTCGTGCAAAAACAGGCATTAAATGTGCAAATTTTGGTTTTTTGATTGCATTATGAGAGTAGCATTATACTCCCGTGTCTCGACTTCTGAGCAGGCCGAGCACGGGTTATCCATTGACGCTCAGATCGCCGCGCTCGACGAATGGGCGAAAGAATACACTATCGTAGACCACTATACCGACCTCGGTGTGTCTGCCCGTTCCCCCGCGTCTAAGCGGCCCGAATTGCAGAGGATGCTCCGGGACTGTGAAGCGGGGAAGATTGACCTCATCGCCTTCACCAAGCTCGACAGGTTCTTTCGGAACATCAAAGAATACTATAAAGTCGAAGATGTCCTTGAGCGGAACGGTGTCGCATGGCGGGCAATTCATGAGGATTACGAGACCGTCACGGCCTCCGGGAGACTGAAGGTCAATCTTATGTTGTCCATTGCTCAAGACGAAGCAGACCGCACGTCTGAGCGTGTAAAGGCCGTCTTTCAGAGAAAGCGGGAGAAGGGCCTTGCGACAACCGGCTCCGTCCCGATCGGGGTCAAGATCGTAGACGGTCACTACGTCCCATCAGAAGACGCAGAGACCGCACAGCACATTTTTGCGACGTACATCGCTACAAGGTCGCTCCCCGAGACCGGCCGCCGGTGCGGGTACTCTGCAAACGGGATACGATACCTCCTGCATAACAAGGTATACCTCACTTCGGGGACTATCGACCGCGCCACATGGGACACCGTTCAGAACATACTGGAGACCCGCTCAGAGCGTCACGTCCGTTCCGATCGCGTCTATCTCTTTACCGGGTTGCTCTTCTGCCCGCACTGCGGGACGCGGATGTCTACATACCGGGTAACGGGGTACACATATTACCGATGCCAAAGACATTACTATTCCGACTGCCCCGGACAGCAGTGTTCAGAGAAGAACGTCGAAAAGTACCTCTTGGATCATCTGATGGACTGCGTAGAGGAATACAACGTATCGGTGAGGCGAAAAGAAAAAAAGGTCGATCTCGCCGCTCTGAAACGAAAGCAGAACAAGCTGACCGACCTTTACATGGACGACCTTATAGACAGGTCAAAATATGAGATTGAGTACAAGTCCATTCAAGCGCAAATCGAAGAAGCGGAAGTCACCCGCAAGCAGATAGACAAACACGAAGTTTATAGCCTTATGGACTCATATAACGAGTGGTCTCCCGCCGCCCGTAAAACGTTTTGGTCTTACATCGTGAAATCCATCACACCGAAGGGCAAAGAGTTCCAAATCGTCCTAAATTATACATAACGTAAAACTTCCGAGGAAATTTGCAGATATAACTAAATGGGGATTTTGCCTATCTGATAAATAACTATACTTTTTGTATCGTTTTCTTGCCTATTCGGAAAGAAAAGTCGCCTAAACCTTAACAAATCGCGTATGATTACAGAAAAGGTCAAGAAAAAGGCGATTTCGGGCTTTACAGTATGGGGTAATATAAATACCCTACCGAAATAAAAATGCGATACAGCGCATTCTGACGCGTCTGAGAGCATCCAACAAAAAAGCACCCTCCCCGGTTAAAGGGAGGGTGTCTTTCATTCGTGACGGAGTTCGTCGATGCGTTTGTGGGCCTGCTTTGTCGATTCTTCGACCGCAGTGAGGCGGGCAACGACCTCGATGTTCGTTTTCCGCTGTTCTTTCTGCTCGCTCTTGATGTCATCAACGCCCGCTTTGATATAGCCGATGTCGGAGAGGATCGTGCCGGTACTCTGACCTTCTGCGGTGTCATCCTGCCGTTTGTTTCGGAAGAGAGTTACCAGTCCGAAGATGATTCCCGTCGCTCCTACGATAAGCGAAATCCAGTTTGCTACCGTCATTTCGCATCCTCCATTATTGCGTCGATGACCTGTCCGATCGTCTTCCCCCATCCCTCGGCCATGATGGTCAAGAGTTCGAGGGTCGCCTCTTCGATGGTCACTTGTATTGTTCTGTACGGTGTTTTGCCGTCGGGGATGACAAGCACCTGTCCTACATAGATCAGATTGGGGTTTGTGATGTTGTTCACCGAAACGAGGTCAGCGACTGTTGTACCGAACTTGGCCGCGATCCCGGAGAGCGTGTCGCCTCTGACGACTGTGTACGTCCCTGTTGGGGAGGGAGCGGGCTTGCCGTCAATATACTTTGGTCGGTAGGCTCCGACCATCGTGATACCGCTCCGGGTGCACATAGAGACCTTATCGGAGCAGTTGCCCTCGATCGTGGTCACTGCGTTTCCGTTGACCTCAATCACGAGTCCGATGTGGTCGAGCACGTCGTCTCCATCCCAATTGAACATTACGAGGTCTCCGGGTTTGTAGTCGCCCGTGACCCACTGGTTGCACTGCTGTGCGTACTGACGCACGAAGTTGCACCATGCTGTCGCCTGTCCACCGCAGAAGAGTTCAGACGCGCCGAGTTCCCGGAATAGCCACCAAATAAAAACCACGCACCACGGGTATTCACTGCCCGAGACGGGCCTGCCGTAGTACGCGGTGTTGTATTTGACGTTATTTGAACCGGGAGGTTCCTCGGACACCCCGACCTGCGTTTTCGCAAGTGCGATGATGTCCTCGGCGGTCATTCTTCTACCTCCGGGAGTCCCGCAAGGGCGAGCAGGATCGCAACGATTGCGCCCATCGCGCCCGCTGATAATGCCGCCATCCAATTTACATCGCCAAGCACAAGCGCACCCGTGCCGATGTAAGCGAGCATTGACTCCGCGAACGTTCTCACCGCACGAATAAGCGCGGCCCGCATCCATTTACTCATTTTCTTTCACCTCAATTTTTGACATATACCACGCGCACCTTCGGCGTTGGTGTTGCCGCACTTGAACTGACGTTTCTGACGTTGAAGTAGACCGTTGCCGCGCCCACGTCTAAGTCCATGCGGCAAGTCACACACGCGGGAGACGATGTAGTGAAGCCTGCAATCGCAATCGGTCTGTATCCCGACTTTGCCGCAGAGACGTTTCCGCTGTAATTCTGATTCGCAGAGAGTGTCGTTTGCGGTGCGGCGACCTCTTCGATGATATACGGGTTCTCCCCGCCGCTTGTGCCGCCGGTTATGGCGACGAACTGGTCGGAGAGAGTGCCGAGTTCGATTTCATCGAACCGCTCCTTGAGCACGTCGAAGACCGTCTTGACGACCTTCTGCTTCTCTGCCACGATGCCGAGATCGGTGTAATACACTGAGACCGTATCGCACAGTCTGACCCGCTGAATTTCAGCGAGGTTTTTATACTCTTCCGTCTGCCACATGGCGACGAAATCGACCGTCAGATTCTCGGAAGGAATCCAAGGTTTGTTTGCGTCGATCCAAGCCTTTGCGGTCGAGCGGAGGTCGGATTCAGACGGAGCCGCAGTGAAGTAGCTTGTGAAATCCATCGCCCGGATTTTGAGCGGTTGCGACGGTGGTGTAGTCGGCTGAACGTAGTAATCGGAGAGGAGCACTTTCGTGTCGCCGCTGACGTAATAGGGAGCGACTGCGTTGAACAGTTCGCTCCCGTCAATCTCTTGCTCAAGCCCGAGCATATTCTTCCCGTATCTGACCGTTACGCCCGTGTCAGAACCCCGGGATGCGTGAATTTTCACGTCCCATACATCGAACTCGAACTCGCCGCCGAACACGTCGAGAACGGAGCCTTCCGACCCGAACAGGGAAGACCGTGCGCTTTGTGGTATCGAGATCGTGTAGTCGCCCGATGATGTCTTGTCCGTCCATAGAGTGAACGGGTTCGTGTTCACCGAGTTTGAAGCAATCGCGGCCAGTGTCGCAACGATGCCCGAGGCGGTGAACGGAGCAACAAGGATGTCGGACAGTCGGTAAGAGATATGTCTCGCGTAGAACGTGACCGTTTCGATCTCGGCAGTGGAGCTATAAATCTCGAACGGTTGAATGTCGTGATCGTCATCATGAATGACTCCGATCAGTTTCCCCGGAACGAGTTGGTCGAAGAGCCAACCGCCCACGGGGTAGACCATTTCTACCTCGTAGGCTCCGTTGCGCTCCTCAGTCACGAGACAGGAGATGCAGTCGCGCAGTCGCCCGATTCCGTTCGAGGTGAAGTCCGTTTCTGTCGATTCGTAGAGAATGGGGATCATACTCTCCACCACCTCGGCGTTACTACGAAGCCTGTTATACCAGTACCGGCAATAAAGGTGTTATCCCCCGGAACGAGTTCGGGGAAATCATAGGTTGAAAAGGTCACGTCTGCGTTTCGATTTGTCGAGCCTTCGTAGCAGTCCATCATGTCGCAGTCTATATCGACGTAAGCGGTCGAATTGGCCACCGTGATAGTCTGCCCGTTGATTGTCGCTGTGCCGTTCCCGTATAGCCGTATGAGCGGTTTTGATGCGAATCGGGTCGGATTGACAAGCGTGTTTGTTGCGTTGATGCTACAAGTAATCGTGCCTTTTTGCGCGGACAGTGTTCCCCACTCTTCGGGGAAGGTCAATGCTGAATCGCTCCATGAAACAGAGATAGAAGTGGAGACAACAACGTTCCACCATCCCGACGACGCTCTTTCTGTCGCCCAAGCCTCAAACGCTTCAACCGTTGTGATCCCCGCAGATGGCCCGGCATAGAATCGACCGCCCGAGTACCAACACTGACCAACAATCGGGTTAACGGGTGCAGGCGTTACATACGTCTGTATGTCGCACGCTTCTATTATCCCTCCCGGAGAGAACGCTATGGAAAAAAGACTGCCGTAACCCGGTTCTTTTGACCACCCGGTAGTCGGCAATGCGACTTTCAGCTTTGTGATAGTCCCGCCCGTCCGCTGTGCAAACGTGCCCGCCATGACTTTCTGATTCAGTTGCCTGCTCCACTTCGTTGTCCCGTTCACTTTCAATAGCAACCATTGAACCGGGTCATACGACCGAGAGGGAGTGTGTGCACTATAGTTCTCGAAGGGTTGGTCTATTGTTATCGTGATGTCGGTGGGGTCGATTGTGGAAAGGTCAGTATAGATCGGGTTGCCGGTGATCGTCCCGCCGCCGACCGTGTACTCCGATTCGCCCGATTTGAGGAACCTCTGCGGGAGGCAGGAGAAAATAACATCAAATTCGCCTTGCTTGTTGTCTGATGTCATTTTCGGTTCTATGCTCTCCATCAGAACCGCCATTCTGTACTCGTCGGGGTGATAGGAGTCTTCGAGTCTCTGATACCCGTCGAGAGACGCAAGGAACGTGCGGAAGTTCGCCATGTTCTCCTCGAAGTCGCCGACGATCCCGCAGGTGTAGCCGTATTCGGCGTTGCTGAACCGCTTGTTATACCCGAGAAGAGTCCCGTTGCGTCCGGGAACCTCGTATTCATCGTATGACTTTTCGGGGGAACCGTATGTGTTATGCCCGGAGATGTAGACCCCAAAGTCGCGGCAGTCCACTCCCGCTATAGTGAAATAGTTACGCATGGGCCGCCCTCCTTTGATTGCTCATTCTAACAAATCTCTGCTGAATCTTGTCCGCGAGTGCGTTGATGTCCATACCCTCGGAGGCGTACACGTTTATTACGACACCGTTCTGACTGCCGACCACTTCCCGCAGTTTGTCGAGGCCCATGACGATCTCCGCGCCGCTACCGTCGCCGAATCCCTTGAGGCCGCCCGGTGTGGCCAAGACAGTGGGGGATGTGAACATGACGGGATTATCGTAGGCACGTTTATACCATTCAATAGACAGTGACGGGATGTCGCCCTTCAGCAAGTCGCCGAATTTCCACCCCGGGGGCTGAATAGTGAAATGGGGGAGTGGGATGTGAGGCAGTGTGATCTGTCCTGTGAGAATCCCCTTGATGGAGTTCCACACGTCAGTGACCTTGGATTTCAGCGTGTCGAACGTGGTCTTGAGAGCGTCGATTTTGCTCTTCACAGCGTCAACGGCAGTCGATACTGCGGTCTTTATGTTGTTCCAAGAGTTCTTAACCCTTGTTGCGAGGTCTTTTGCTGTCGCTTTTACCTTGTCCCAATTCTTGTAAAGTAGGACACCAACCGCGACTGCCGCCGCTATTGCGATCGTCAGCGGGCCTCCAAGGACTCCGACTATCGCTCCGATCGAGGAGATGATAGTACCGAGACCGCTTATCAGTTTCCCGCCGAGTATGATCACCGGGGCCAGTGCCGCCGCGATGCCGACGACCTTCAGTATCGTCTCCATCGTCTCTGGGTTCAGTTCGGTCAACTTCTGAGCGACGTTCGCGATCAGTTCCCCGGCCTTCTCCAAGAGCGGAGCAACCACTGGAACGACCTTCGACCCAATGACGGCCATCGTCGCGGTGATCTGCGCTTTCATGGTGTCAATGGTGTCGTTCGTCTCGTTCAGCGCATCAAGTGTCTTTTGGTCGAGTATCAGCCCTAGGTCTTCAGCCTGTTTGCCATACTCAAACAACGCCGCGCCGCCGTCGTCGATGATCCCGGCCAGTGAGTCGGCAGACTTTCCGAACAAGTCCATTGCGAGTTGGTCTTTTTCGGTCTCGTTCTGCACCTGTGACAGGGCCTTGATAACGTCGTAGAAAACTTCGTCTGTATCTCTCAGATTGCCGTCAAGGTCTGTCGCGCTGACACCGAGAGTTTTTAACGCCTCATTCGACGGGTCGATCTTGGTCTTCAGTTTCCGCATTGCGCCCGTGATGTCCTCCACGGACACGTCTACGAGGTCGGCGGCATACTGGAGTCTCTGAAGTTCACGGGTAGAAACGCCCGTCTGCTTCGATAGAGTATTCAGATCGTCCGCGCCCACTGCCGCGTCATAGCCGAGTTTCAGAAGGCCGGTTCCGATCGCGGAGGCCGCCCCGGACAAGGGAGTGAGTTTCTTGCCGAAGTCTTGGACTTTGCTACCGGCATTTTTGAACGACTGTCCGACCGCTTTTATCTGCTGTGACGCAACAGACCCAAACTGACGGAGTTCTTTCTGAAGGGATTTGAGGTTTTGCTCGGTCTCGATGATTTCTCGCTGAAGAGCGTCCCATTCTGCGGAACCCTTCTCGACCTGCGACTGTGCGGCTTTGAGTTCTTCGAGGCGTTTCTTCGTGAGACCGATCGCCGACTCAAGATTCTTCTGCTTCTGAGTGAGAAGTTGCGTGTTCTTCGGGTCGAGTTTCAGAAGTTTGTTGATGTCCTTCAGATTGCCCTGTGTGGTTTTAAGCTGTTTATCGACGGACTTCAGAGCGGTCTGTAGCTTTGTGGTATCGCCGCCGATCTCTATGGTTATACCGGCAATTCTTCCTGCCATAAAATCACCTTAAAAAGCGTCAAAATCCTCCTGCGTTGGCAAGATCGCGTAATCTGCGCCGTCGTTGGAGGATTCTGTCATCATATCGACGACCGTCCCATACTCCAAGCCGTCCAAATCGTCAAGTGTCAGACCCATTTGGAAAGCCCGGAGCAGGAACAGCCCGAGCGTCATTTCTCGTTCGGTTCGTCGTTGTTTTTTTTTGCATCGGAATAGGTGACGTGCTGACCGTCATAGGTCGCTTCTACCGAATCCAATGCGCTCATGAGGTCAAGGCGGTCGAACTGTTCGAGCCATTCGATGTATGAATCCTCGTTCAGCTTGGCCATTTCCTTTCGGTCACGGCTTTCAGCGTATTTCGCCATGACGAACCCCATTCGGTAATAAAACCCGATTGCTTCGTCCGGGCTTGTCGCCTCGGTCTGAACTTTGAGCGGGTCTTCACCGAAGATGTTCTTATAGAACAAGTCTACCGATGCCATTGAAAGCATAGGCACTTCCTTGTCCCCGATCTTGACGACGTTATACATTTTGCCTCCTTGTTATGCGTTAGGTGGTGGCCTGCATGACCGTCCCGATGAAGGACGTATAGCCGGTGTCGCCCTCGTTGATGAACGCCTTCACGATATCCTTCTGAAGAGCGGCGTTGTAGACGGACGTGGCCGTGATGTTGAGGGTCTCGGTCTGCGGTTCGATGGTCTCGCCCTTGGTCTGAGACGCGAGGTCGGGCCGGGTGGCGACGCAGTTGTAGAGAACGTGTCTGCGGGCTTTGGCATCACCCTCAAACTGGAACAGAAGGGCGAAGTGCACCACAGGCGAGTTCACGTCCTCATAAACCAGTTTGTTGGTTGCGACGGTGTAGCCGAGAACGTCCTTCATGAAGTCCTCGGGGATGCGGGCCAGTTCGAGGGAACCATCGTACCCGTTGTTGGCGACCGAGGTGTAGTACACGATGTTGTCCGCGTAGAACGGGGACGTGTCGCCCTGTGCGGTCATGGACAGGGACACAGCACCGGGGAGGTCTTTGACCGCGCCATAAGTGGCAGACCCGTTGCTGTCGATGGTCGCAACTGCGTATTTGCAGTTTTTGAGACCGTATTTGATCTTATTGGCTTCAGACATTTTCAATCCTCCGTAGTAATAATTGGTTCATCCGTGATGATGATCTCAGTCGAGAAAATGACCTCATATAACCGTTCGGAGTCGATAAATGTCTCCGAGCGTGAATAAACGAGACCGGCACTATTCAGTGCGGCCTCGACTTTTTCCTCCGCTGTGAAGTCCTTGTTGTCGGTATACAGTTCAATCGTCAGCGGTCGGATTTTCTGATAGGTGGTGTCGTCTGCGGCGAAATCGTCAGACCCGGAAAAGTAGAAGCATATGAACGGGGGAGGCGAAGCATTGCCTTCCTCGAAATGGTCGTAAGCATATGGGTAATTGATCCCCGAGATCATGCTCGCGACTTCCTTGTATGTCATAGCCTTCCCTCCAGTCTCGACATAATGCGGGCGATTGCTTCTTCCTGCGCCCAATCATTGACGGGTGCAATGTGTGTGATCGCCCGAGTTCTCCCGCCTTGGCGCAGTGCGTGACCGTTTTCGAGCAGATGTGCGAGCGAGTAGGTTGGTTTCTTGCCGTGAACGGTTGCCTCGACAGTAAGTCGTATCCGCTCGATGGTTTTCGTCCATCCCTTTGAGTATTCGCCGCTACCGAATTTTGACGTGGATTCTGCTTTCAGTTTTTTAACGGTCTCTTTCGTTACGTCTTGGATCGCTTCGTATACTTCGTCGCCGACCTCAAGACTGTATTCTTTGAGTACCTTCTGAACGGCCTGCTCTAAATCAATTGCCGCCATCCGTCGCCACCACCTCGGGTGTTTCGGCTTTGTTTACGCCGCCCTTGCGCTCAACATAGAGTTCGAGCGTGTCGGTGCGGGCGTAGTACGTCCGATAGACACCGTAGGATTTGCCGTTGTACTCGATCTCTTCTTCATCTTGATAGTCGGGCGCGAACATCGTGAAGCGGAACTGAGGATTGAACCCATTTCTCCCGCCCTCGAAGAACTCCTCCCGCGAGACGGAATCGACATCGCAGTAGACTTCCCGCGAGGTCTTCGTTTTCTGCCAAACGCCGTAAGCGTCTTGGGTAAGGGCGTAGGACACAAGCGATATGACGTTGCTTCTGTCCATGTTTACACCTCCGCAGGAAGTCCGTACCCCGTGCAGGAAATAAGCTGTGCTTTCTGCTCGTCGTAGCTTGCTTTGAGCCGGTCATAGTCGTCGGGTGCACCGAAGTTCAACCGGCAGTATGTTGTGATTGCGCGAATAAGCAATGCGTCTGACGTGTCCGTGGTGACTGTGACTCCGACGATACCGATATCTTTGGTCGCCGCGTCGATCAGAACGCCGAGTTCATCGTCAAACGCATTTGTGGTCATTCTGAGAGACTGTTTCACTCTCTGAAGCATGGTGGGTGTTGCCATGAGATTAGCCCCCCAAAAGAAGGTCGTCTTTCCATCTGAGTTCGTCTTCGGGCCAAACGGCATTGTGTCCGATGTGTCCGCATCTGACCGTAGGCTCGCAGTACATCTTCATGCCGAGTTCGTGAACCCGGTTGCAGAAGGCTATATCCTCGCCGAATTGTGCCAGTGGGCAGAAGCAAGTCTTGAAGTGTTCCTGTACCTGTTTCAGAACATCCACATGGGTGAGAACACATCCAAACCCGCAACCGCCGATCTCGAACGTGTCGGTGGGGTAGTCGGCGAATCTTTCGATTCTGTCGAGTTCGTAGCACTGCTTGAAGATGCATGAAGAGTAACCGGGTCTCCGTGCGTGGTATATACCTGTGACGAACTGTTTCCCGGTGTCTAATAGGTCTTCGAGAATTTGCGGTTGGAATATCATGTCCGAATCCAACCACAGGACGTGGGTAAAGTGCTCGTTTATGGCTTTGCAGGCGAGTCTGTCCCGCGCTACATAGACCAACGTGCCCGATAAAATGCAGATTTCGTGCTCGATGCCGTCATCCTTGAGTTTCGACTCGAAGTTTACCAAGCACCGCATAAAATCCACATGGACGAAATCAAGGGTAGGAATGGCGACCAGTAGTTTCATTTTTTTGTTGTCTTTCTCGGCTTCGTTGCCGTCTTGGGGGGTTCTTCTTTGAACTCCTCCGCACTCCTTATAGACAGCAAAAAGTTAGCCTCGGCGGGAGAGACATTGACGATCTCTCCCGCTTTGTGCATAACTTTTGCGTCTCTTAAAAGACGCACCTTCATAGGTTAGGTAGTAGCCGCAGGCTTCGCGATGTTGCAGAAGCGGCCCGGGCCGGTCACAGCGTGAGCGGCGTAGACGCGGCCAACGACCTTCACGAGATCGGCCTCGGCCTCGGTCAGCTCGTCCCACTTGAGGACAACGCCGTCACCCTCGGGGTAGTTGAAGTGCTCACCACTCAGATCGCCCACGATCGCGTACACAGCGTTGTTGCTCGCGGTGCTGTACGCGGGAAGGGCAGAGGTGTAGACACGGGGCAGACCCGCAAACGGATCAATGGCGAAGTTCCCGGCGGCATGGGCCTCAAGGAAATCGACCTCGCTCAGACGGTTCATGATCACGCAGACGTTCACGGCCTCGTCGGACAGGTGCGCGGCGGCGGTCGGGATCGCGGTCAGACTCGGAGCGGCAGTGATCTTGTCAACGCCGATCGAGGTGCTGTCGGAAGACGTGCCCGCACCGGCGATGTCGGCGACTGCGAGAGCGGCCTCTTTCTTCACGATCTGATAGGTGAGTTCGTCATAGACGTAGCGCAGGAACTCCTCGCCGCCCATGGCCACGGCCTCGTCAGACAGGCGAATCCACTTCTTGATGTTGGCCGGGATCATGGTCACGATGCCGAGGGACAGGGACTCCTCGGAGGGAGCGGACGTGCCCTCAGTGTGCACGACGGCCTCAGTGGCGGACAGTTCAAAGGCAACCTTCAGATTGCCGCGAATGGAGGTCTTGCGGACGCGGGCCATGATGCCGTCGCGTTCCCAAGCGGTGCGAACGATCTCGTCTACGATGATGGGCACGGGGACAACGCCGCTGACGTTCTGAGTCAGAAGGGCGCGGCACTGCTTGTCGTCGCCGGTCTTGATGTAATCGGCGAAAGCGTCGATGTACTCTTTGCTGTTGCGTACTTCTTCGTTGGTCATGGGGGATTCTTTCCTTTCTTCTTTGATTTCGGCGACTACCGTTCCCGCACCGGCGGCAACAGCGTCGCGGATGGTCTGCCGCTGTTCTTCAGCGGCCTTGCGGGACTCCAGTTCGGCGTTGATGGCGCGAACTTCGTCCTCAAGGGCGTTGAGGTCGGCTTCGGGAGCATTGATCTCTTCCGCAATAGCGGAGCGACGCTCCATCAGTTCCTCAACCGTCATTTCGGTCAGATTCATTTGGTTACCTCCGTAAGGATTCTGATACGCTGTTTCTGTCTCTCGATCTCCCGCTCTCTCTGCTCACGCTCGGCGATCTCCTGCCGTACCTCGGCGATTACTCCCTCGCCGAAGTTCCGTGCGCTGATTGATGTCCCGTCGTTGGCCGGGAGGGACACCGCAGAAACGTCGTATAGTTTAGAAATACCGAGGATCGTGCGGAGGATCGTGACAGTTGTCACGCCCGTCTCTGCATCTCGTTCCTCGGTCTCTTCCCGTTTGTCTTTGGACACTCTGAACCCGAATGACATTTTGTCGGTGTAGCCGCCCTCGATCTCCTCGAAAAGCTGTCTGCCGATCTCTGTGCCGCCGAGGTTGGCGCGGATGTGAAGACCGTGCATATCGGAGTCAAGTCCGAGAGTGCCGTTGCTTGTCCGGGCGAACACTCGCCCTTCGTGGTTGTACTGCATGATAACGTCGCCCATGTCCGTTTCCGCGAAGGCGTTCGGATCAACCTGTTCCCGGACGATGAAGGTCGTGCCGTCCCACGTCTCACGGTACAGTTCATATGGCTCGTTATAGGTGGTCGCATACCCCTCGACAACCTTCTCCCCGTCATCGGCAGAACGCCGCTCAAACGACGCTACGTCGATATTGCGGTACTGTCTCCCGGAGTTCAGTTTGTCCTCGATGGTCTTGTTCATGTTTTCACCTCTCAAAAGCGCAACGCACCCAACACGTTGAGTCGCATTGAGTGCGTTGGTTTAATGTGTTTGTGCGTTGGCGGTTGTAAAGCTCCCCCTCACCACCCATTCGTGGCCACTCCCCCGCTATGCAAGGTAGGGTAGAGATTGGCAAGCCGAAACTGAGCCGCCGCAGTTTGTAGCAAGGGATTCCCCTGCCGTGGGTGAGACCTGTTACAGCCTCGATTGAAGAAATAAAACAGTAATAACCGCCCCGGCCTGCCGAAGTGTACGGTTGTTACCATAACCTAACGGTTGAGTTCAAGTAATTAATATGGGCCTAAACGTTACTCACTCAAGATACAGACGATACGTTCCTTCCCAAGACAGGTTTGTACCGTCCTCTACATTCGGCTGAGAGTTTGTGTATATCAGCACATAATAGGTTTTGTTATACCCACCCTCACCAACGTGCTTTGCGATTCTGACGTATCCGCTGTTCCCGTCATTGAGAGCAGAGCCGTACTGACCAAGGCCGATGTCATCCATCACACCCTCAAGGCACAGGCTGTCATCTGTCGAGGAAAAAATCAGCTTGCGCTCTTTCGTGCTGAGAAGCGTGTTCTCGGTGATGTTTGCGAAGGTTCCGATATATCCGTTGTTGATGGCGAACACTTGGTCGAACATACTGTCCACGAACTGCATACCGTAGTAAGTGGAGACCCTTACGTCTTCGACAAACTCAAGCCACACACGGACGTGCATCCTGTCGGTCACTTCGTAATATCTGTGTTCGATGATGGCGGGTGTCGCTTCGGTCAAATCCGCTCCCGTTACGGACTGCGGAAAATACAGTTTGTTCTTCGCTATGAATTTAACGTCACCGTAGTACAGACCGTCCTGCGTGATTTCCGTACCGTTGACAAGGCACTTGAAATCAATCTGTTCTGCGGTTGCGTACTCCACATCGCTGACCGTTACGGAGTGATTGCCCCCCGACCACTTACCAGCCTGTCCCGGAAACAGGGTGCTGTTGAAAATGGAAATCGGCCCAACGATGTCCGTTCCGAAATTGGCATATGTCTTTGTCGCATCTATGCCGTCTTCGGTCACATCCCCGATATAAATCTGATCCCACTGGAACAGATTGTTCGGCCCACGGCGTTCAAACTGCATGATAATGTTGGACTCGCCCTCTGCATGGAAACAGTAATACTTTCCGTTTGAGCGAAGCACGCCATTGCTCATGCCCGCATTTCTGAGTGCCGCAATCACATCGGGGGCGGTTTTTACGGTTTTGGTTGCCAGTTCGCACTTGGCAGTTCCTACACTCGTTTTTTCGTTGACGTACAGATACCCGTCAGCGGGGGCTTGGATATACCGTGTGTGGAACGTGTATCCTGCGGGATAGTCCGTTCGTCCCGTTTCAATGGAAAAACCCGTCAAATCACATGCACTCGTAACATTCATCTCAACAAGGTCAAGCTGAGAAAATGCCCCCATATAGTAAGCGTTTGCGTCATAACCGAAACCGTAAACACGATACCAGTTGCCTTTCGTCACAGGATAAATCTTGCATGACGTGCCCTCAGTGGGCGCAAAAGAAATAACGTAAAGATTGCTACCGTTTTTGTACCAAAACCCTCTGTAATCTGCTTTCGTGTGTATCGCCGAGATTTCCGTATACGGAGCCCCATATCCTACGCAAATGGACTCCGTTTCTGCGGGATTAGCCCATATTTCATTTTTCGGAAGGGCATACGTTTCGGGAAGGGACGAGCCTTCTACAATCATCGTCCGCACGTTGCTCGTTGATTCATTAATGCCGCTGTAATGGGCAAGATTCAGACGGACATATTTTGTATTCAGCGGCGTGGTGAATGTGAGTGTGGTGACGTCGCTGATGAATGTTTTGTTTGCGTCGAAGCATTCAAGCTTTACTGGACATCCGAATGACGGTTCGGTGCAGGAACCATAAACAGGGACATATCCAATCGTGTACTGCTTGCCGCCCTCAAGAGGAATGTAGTCCGAATAACGCCATTTATCGTCCGACACAACGCTACCGTTCTTCAGATACCCAACATTTGCGTTTGTGCCGTTCTGTCCGACATAAAAGTTCGTGGTGTTTTTGACAGACAGCAGATGGTCTTTGAGTTCTGTTGTCCTGTCAATTGCATAGTCCTCAATGTCACTAATAGCGCTCAAAGCGTTACTTACGTCCGCGTCGAGAGACTTCAGATCGGCCCCGACTGTGCCGTCTGTATAAGTGCCGTCGGGGTCGTATGCGACCTGCCCGGCATTGATCGCTACGGGCTGTCCCGCCTTCTTGAGACCGGCCTCGTACCCGTATATAAATTCTTTATCAGTAGGATTAACTGCCATAGTTTACTCCCCGCTCTGAAAGCTGAACTGAGGAATCCACGAGTTCGTTTTCTCGCTGAAGAAGAACACCTCACCCGTGTCTACCTCGATCATAATCGAACCCGTGGCGATGTCGCCGGTGGGCTTGCTGTCAGTGCTCTCGCAAGCACCCTCGACCAACTGCAACTGTTTGTTGGTTTCACGGTCAAAGAAGGTGCTTACCTTCGTGATCCTAACCATTCGATGTAACCTCCGTTTCGTTGACTTTATCGTCTGCGTTGTAGTACTCGCCCCGGATGATGCGGACATCGCCGCCTTCTACGGGCGGGAGATTCCAAATGTCTCTGATCTCGTTGATACTCATGATCCCGCGATCGAGCGACATTGCGGAGACCTCCATCTTGTCCTTGTTGGTCATGTACTGGAGCCGATTGGCCGTCGCCATGACGATGTTTCCCTCCGTCTGTTCCCGGAACGTGAAAAGCATCCGCGTCATTACGTCCGAGAACTGGATCGCGAACGGTTCCACAGCACCCTCGTAGAACGCAGACCATGCGTCACCGTATGCCCTGTTTTCGAGCACGTCCTCGTTAACCCCGAAGTACTGGAACACGTTCTCGCGGATGATTTTCATCTGCTCCGCTTCGATCGTGTACGGGTTCATTTTGACCTGCTGAACATTCGTGTAAGTGTTCGGGAAAAGCAAAAGACCCCCGCCCTCAGAGTCCTTTGCGAAGTTCTCTTCCGAGAACCGCTTGCGCTCTTTGGCAAGGTCTTCCGCTTTGCTGAAGTTGTTCAGCGTCGCCATGAACTTGTATGTCGCGCCGTTCTTCACGGCCTCCTCGATGCCTTGGTCTTGCAGATGTATCAGTTCCATCGTCGGAAAAAGAGCGTGATTGTCTTCACCGAAGATGTCGTTTTTGTACTGATACTTTGTCATGACCCCGCAGTAGGCGAGTTCTATCGCGGCCGCTGTGCCGTGCGAGAACTCGTACCGAAGATACGGGGTTTTGTTGTACTGAATGACCTTGCACCTCTGCGGCAGTGGTGAGAACACCCCGCTCGGTTCACCGTACTTGTCGTATACCGGCACGATGAACGCGGTATTGTGCATATCGAGAATGGTTGAAAGACGGTATAAAAATTGACCCCACGTCTGAAGTTCGTTGGGGCCGTGTCTGAGTTTATTCTGTAAAGCGGGCTTCGCCGCGCCCCGCGTCTCTACTTTGAGTTTGGAAATATGCGTTGCCCGTGCGCCGATCGCCGCCCGGATCAATTCGGATTCGTAGAGGTCTTTGTTCCATGTGCTGAACGTCGGCGAATTACCATTCAGCAGACGGAACTCGGACTCAACTCCCGTAGGCTTTGGCCTGTTCTTAAACAAGAAATCAAAAAGGCCCATGTTCACCCCTCATTCTTCAACTGTGCGCCGATCTCGGAGTACCACTTCTGACGCACCGTCAGAGCGTCCAGTAACGCCGCCGTTCCGTCGATGTGTACCCCGGGAGATACCTTTACCAGTTTCCCCCGGCCCCGTTCGGTGCTCATCTTTATCGCGGAGTCCAAGATGTGCATTTTCAGAAGGTCGTTGTCACCGATGTGTATCTTCCCGTCTTCTAAAAGACCTTGACACTCTTGTATGACCCCGTATAGGTTTTCGCCTTGGAAAACGTCGTCGCAGACGAACCCGCTTGCTTTGAGGTCGGCGATCAGATATTGCGCCGAGTATCGGTCATACCCTACCCGGAGCGGGAGTATCTGATAGTCCTTCACAAGCGTCGAAAACCATTCATATACGTCTCGGTAATCAACGTAGTTATCCCCGGACGTGGAGAGGAAACCGCGCTGAATGTAAATGTTATACGGTACGCCGTCTCTTTGTATTGCGTCGTCAATCTTCTCTGCGGGCAACCAAAAGTGCGAGACTACATACAGTTCTCCGTCTTTCTCAACAACAACACAAGCCGACGTGAGGTCTGTAGTCTGCGACAGGTCAAGCCCCGCCACGCAATAAGAGTCTTTTATATCTTCGAGGCTTATCGGTTCCCCCATTGCCTTCTCGACGGTCTGCGAGGACAACCAAGCCATAGAACTGTTCTGCTTCAGACAGGCGTATTTGCAGATGAACTCTGCTCGCTTCGACAGGGAACCCTCCGCGATCGCGATCTCCTCTATCATGTAGTCCACTGTGACGGACACGTTCAAATTAGGATTCGCCTTGCGGAGTTCGTTTATATCGTTCCACTTGTCCGCATCGTCTATCATGTAGAGGAACGGCAGAAGACGCGACTCCTTCGAGTCACCCATGAGGAACCGGGTTGACCGCTTCACCATCTCGTCATATATCGAATCGGAAACGTAACCGGCAGTAGTGCAGGAAAGCATGAGTCCCTCGGGACGTGCGCCCATGCCCGACTTCATGACCTCGTACTGTTTCAGCCCCTTGTCGCCTTCCCATGCCGCGATCTCGTCACAGACGCATAAAGACGGGTTGAACCCGTCCGACTTCCTCGCAGAGAACGCAATCTTCTTGACCGTCGAGTTCGTCCCGGGGATTGACAGGTCAGTCTGACGATGCCGTGCTAACATTGTGTCGTCATGTATCTTCAAACGCTGTGCGTTCTTCTCGGAACAGAACTCTTTGAGTTTCTGCCATTCGGGGTCAAGCTGAATCATCGCCCACACGTCGTTGTAGATGATGTCCGCTTGTTCGAGTTTCGGTGCTACGCAGAAAACCCTCGCGCCGAATCCCCCGTCAAGCTGAAACGTGTAATTTGCTATCGCCGCCGCGAGTTTGCTTTTCCCGTTCTTCCGTGCGACGACAAGAAGTATCTCCCGGAACTGTCGGTTCCCGTTTTCGTCTACGATACCGAAGATCGCGGAGATGAGTGCCTTCTGCCATGTGGCCAGTAGCAAATTCCCCGGAGCAAGTGCGCCTTCGGTGTGAAAACAGTGCGTTTCAATCCAGTCAATCGCCCGATTTGCTTTCAACTGGTCGAAATAAAATCTGTTTTCCTCGATTCCCTTTATGAGATACTCGTATAACAGGCGAATCCACCGACCGACAGTGACCTTCCCGTTTTTTATCTCTTGATAGTATGATAAAATATAATTAACTTCGGTCATATTTTCGGCGTTCATTCTAACTCGGGTGAGATATGCGTAATTCGAGAC